TGCTCAATCGGGATGCCTACTCAATCTATCAGGCCGCGCTCGACGCCCAGGAGATCGTCGTGGAGGAGAAGACGAGCGCCCCGACCAGAGCCGCGAAGCGAAGGGCGAAGAAGGCGTAATGAAAAGGCTCGTCGCTTCTGCTGCTGCCACCTTGATAATGTTCGGCTTCGTGCTGTTCAGGTTCGCGGACGGCGGCGGCGGCTCACCATGCCCCGACGACCCCCTGCGCGGCGTCTGGGGGCCGCAGCGACTAGAGGTGTTGGGTGAGTGCGTCAGCGTGTCCGGCATCGCCCACAGCATCAAGGAAGGCGGCGACATTGAGGCCGACCAATCGGCGGACGGGGACGTGACGTTCAACCTGACCGTGGACGACGAGCACCGGGAGAAGTTCGGGCCGGTGCTGCACGTCGAGATAGTCCCCGTAGATCAAGCGCGAGTCCACGCGCCGGAAGAGGGCGAGCATGTGTGCATTGTAGGCACGTGGGCCTGGGACAAGACGCACGGGATCGCGGAGATACACCCCGCGTTCTCTGTAGAAGCGTGTTAGGATGTTAAATATGGTGGGAACGCTGGCGATGACGGCCCTCTGGGTGAGCATAATATCAGCCTGGCTCTCCTATCGGCGGCTGACTCCAATCCCCGTACAAGGGATCGTTGAGACGCTGTTGACAATGATGGGTCTCATCGTCGTTCTACGTTACCTGCGCCCTCCGTTCCTCGCTCTGCTTGTGCTCGAAGATGCGCAGGTTATCAACAGCGTCGCTGCTATGGGTCTACTGGTTGTATTCTGGCTCAGGTGGCGATAGATGGCACTACCGGAGGGAGCAGTTCTAGGTGGGGTCGCAGGCTTGGTCGTTGCGAGCGTCCCTACTCTCTTGCAATGGCTGTCACAGCGAGGCAAGACGAGAGTAGATATCGCCCAAACGTATCAGGACGTGGCGCAGGAGGCGCTTGTTGAGGCACAGGCGGCGCGGGCAGAGGCAACGAGCCTGCGTCTTCAGCTTCGCACCCACGAGCGGCGCTGGGCGCTGGCCGTGCCGATTCTAGAGCAGGCTGCCGATAAAGACCCAGACCTACGCCAGAAGATAGGTGAACTCAAGCTGTTAAACGGTCTGGCAAAGATAGATGGGGCAACCTAGTGGCACGTCCATTTAGAGTTCGCGGCCTCGACCGACAATCACGGCTCAAAGGAGGCAACACCCTTCGCGGTCGTCTGGGTGTTATCATCGAAGCCACCCTTAGACTGTTCTCACCTGTTAGTAACCTCCAGAGTCTGTTCTCACCCATTAGTAACCTCCAGCTTGACAGTGCTCCCAGTGCTAACATTGGTTTAACGAAAACATCTGCTATACTAAATACGGCAACCACGAGTACGACTGTGTACCAAACACCTGTCGTGCTCGACTTATCGCTGAAAAATGAGGAGGTCTGATGTCGTTTGGGCCGTTCTTCGCTGGAGAAGTTTACACTCTTACACTTACCATCAAAGACAAAGATACTGGCGCTGCTGTTAATCTCACCGGACAGGCCGTAAAGGTTCTCCTACGTAAACGCGGTGCGACAACTAATCGGCACGCAGACCCCGATGACGATGCAGTCATCAGTGACGGCGTGAACGGGATTATCACCTATCTGCTTCCCTCCGCTTGGCTGGCTGCTGAGGTTGCCGCTTGGACTCTCCAAGTACAAATGACCGTCGGTGGCACGGTGCGGAAAACGGAGAAGATCAGTTTTGCTGTGGAGAGTGCTCTCTGATGTCTGAGCTGCGCTTCCATTTCCTGTCAACCGGACAACAGCCTTCGATGCTTGTTGAGCACCCTAATAAGACCATTCTGTTTGACATTCCTACTGATTTGCCTGTCGAGCCCGATGTCCTTTTTCTCACTCAACGTAGTGAAGAGATCATCAAGAAGGCTCAAGAGTTCGCTGAGGTGTTTAACATCCCCGTCATGGGCGCAGGCAAACTGTCCACAGAAGGCTTCGAGATTGAGCCGTTTCAGGTGGCAAAGAAGGCCCATAATGAGTATGAGAAAGCCTACGGCTACATGATAAAGAGCTGTGGCATCAACGTCGGCTACGTCCCCTTTGCCACTGACTTTCCACGTGAGCTTTTAGGTGCTGATGTTGTCATCATGTCCGGTGACAACTCTAACCACACTGTTGCGATGGCTAAGAGCGCAGGTATCTCCCGAATCTACCTGATAGGACTGACTGACGAGATGCGTAAGTCTTCCTTCCCCACGGGTGTCACCAAGCTCTCTGATGGTCAGGTTCTCTCGTTGGTTGAGAAGACACATCAGGTACATAAGGAATCTGTTAATTACCGTGAGCCGCAGGGTGAAGAAGAAGGTGACTGTGGTTCCTGTCGGTTTTTTGTTCCCTCTTCGACTGTTTCTGAAGCAGCGTTCTCCAAGACTAATACCACACTGGCGGCGATTGCCGAAGCTCGGATACATCGAGCGTATACCGAAGCGATGGACGATCTTCGTGAGATGGGACACCTAAGTAGAGATGAACGCATTGGATTATCAAAGGCGATAACAGACGCACTTGAAGCGTTTACTGCAAGGATCGCTGAGATGGGTTTGGACAGTCGAGTTGTGCCAGCAGAAGACGTTGCTGTGATGTCTAAGTCTGTCGATGTCAAACCCAACGAGATACGTGTCAGAGTCCGCCCCGTTGATGATTTCCAAGCTGACTCTTTCCGAACGATTAGTATCAGCGCGTCAAAAGGTATCCGTGCTGTAATTGGTCGTCCTAGAGGCCAAGAGACGACCCGTGTTCAATCCTACAGGTTCGACAAGGGTAAGTGGGACTCCACTTCTGCTGCCGCTTGGGTACGAAGTAAGGGTGAGACGCCGAAATCGGCTATAGGTACTTGTAAATTGGTTATAGGTGATATTGATTCAGAGTATACCTGTGACCTGTTCGAGCCACGAACACTTGCGCCTTTCTCTAAATCTACACAGCAGGCGTTTGGTAGTCCAGGTGGTAAGCGAGCTATTGCTAAGAAGATTGCGGCGATGATTCCGCAACACTCTACCTTTGTCGAATGCTACGCAGGCGGTGCCGCTGTCTTCTTCGCCAAAGACCCCAGTGAGCGTGAGGTCTTGAACGATCTGGACGTTGATATCGCTCAGACGTATAAAGACCTACAGACTGTTGATGATGGTGAAGTCCGTAAGATACAACGGATGGACTGGACTATCAGCAAAGACCGCTTCAACCAATTGAAGAAGAGTACAGCAGCAGGTAGGACAGGCCGTTTATACCGCTTCCTGTATATGCGAGGCTCTGCTTACGGCAACTACACGCAGCCTTCAGCCAGTCACGAGGGCAAGGTGATGAAAGTTGCGTCTCGGCTACCTCAGATACGAGATCGGCTGAAGGGTGTTGTCATCGCCAACCGAGACGCAGTTGACATCATTCAGAAGTTCGATGGCCCAGAGACGTTTTTCTACCTCGACCCACCGTACCCGACGGAGTGGAAATGGGATGAAGGTGGTCATGGCGGTCGCGCCTCAAGCGATGAGTGGGGAGGCAAAGACCTCCACAGACTTCTTGAGGTTCTGAAGACCATCAAAGGCAAGTTTATCCTATCACTGGAAGGTGAAATAGCTAAGGTTATTCCAAAGGACTTCCAGGTTACAAAGATAGCCGTTCCCCGACAGATGGCATTAGGCCCAACTGGAAAATTGCGAGATGATCCTGAGATTTTGGTCTCCAACTTCGACCTTAATCATGTTGAAAAGAGCCAACCAGACTCTGCTGATATACACGTTGACAAGTTGCTCAGTGAAGAGAACGTTGTTGACGACGATGAGCGGCTTTTCGTCATGGCCAAAAGCGAAGACCAACATCTCGTCTGGTCAGTAAATATGATCCCGAACACCGTTGACGGTGAGGGCCACTGGCAGACGCCTGAGACGATTATGAAAGTCGCCCACAACTTCTTGCTCAAGGATGTTCCGATTTGGTCTGAGCATCAGAAGGCCATCCCAGGTGTCTTTCCTGTGCAGTCTTACGTTTTGCCCTACGACTGGGACTTTGTTGACCACCAGGGCAATCAGCGTTCTCTCCCTGAGGGCACATGGGTAACAGTTTTGTGGGTTCAAAATGATAAAGTGTGGAAGAAGATAAAAAGTGGTGAATATGTAGGAACCAGCGTTAGAGGTTTCGCTCGAAAGAAGGTTGGACGACCTCCTCCTGGCGAGCGTAAGGAAGTTGGCCAATAGGTCTTGACAACATCAGAAAATTGTGTGTCACTTGAATCGCGGGTGCAGGTTTGATGGATGTTGAGCTTCAGGACATTGACGAGATTGAGCTGTCTCTTACTGTCGCTCCTGCTATAAAAGAAAAGTTCATCATGGTCAAAAAGGAGTTTGAGGAGGCTGAGTGGACGGCGGCGTTCATCAATGACCTACCAGATAGCTCGTTCGCCTATATCGAGCCAGGTGGAACAAAAGATGGAGAAGGAAAAACAACCCCAAGAAGTCTCAGACACCTTCCCTATAAGGACGGAAGTGGTAAAGTAGATGCGCCACATGTTCGGAACGCGCTATCAAGGCTACCGCAGACGAACATCTCTGCGGCTGCCAAGGAAACAGCAAGGAGGAAACTAATGGCTGCTGCAAGTGCTGCTGGCGTCAAGGCAGCTTCCGAAGAGGAGCTAAAGGCTGAGTTCGAGAAGCTGGATGAGGACGCACGCTACGCGATGTTCCTGAAGGCAAAGGATGCCGAGGCCAAGGCTCAACACATGATGGACGATGAGAATTTGGATGAGGAGGGTAAGCCGAAGAAAAAGGCTCCCCCAGAGTTCAACTTCGACAAGGCCGACGAGCCTACCAAAACTGCTCTTCGCGCAATCGGTGAGGCGTTGACCAACATCGCCGGAGTGCCTGAGCCGGTGGCTGAGTTCGCCAAATCCATCAAGACCAAACTGCCTTCCGGTCAGAAGTCCGGCGACGAGCTGGTCGCGTTTGCCAAGAGCGCCTTCCCAGGTCTGGTGGAGGCCATCCAACAGCCACTACAGGAGCGACTCTCTGTGGTCGAGAAGACTGCCGAGGAGCTTCAGGGCGAGAAGGAGCTGGCAGAGATGCGAGCCCTTGCCGCCGACCTTCCTGGTGATGTCGAAATCGTCGCCAAGCGGCTTGTCGGCTTCAAGAAGAGCATGACGCCGGAGGACTTCGAGGCTTATATTACAGAGCAGAAGGGTCTGAAGGAGCAGGTGTCCAAGAGCGAGCTGTTCGGTCGCGTCTCATCCGGTCAGCCTGGGGCGGGCTCTGCTGAGGCCATCGTGATGAGCAAGGCTCAGGCTATCGTCGCCAAGAGTGAGTTCGGTATCAAGGACATGGCTGCGGCCATTGAGCACGTCGGCAAGAGCGATCCTATTCTCTGGGGTCAGTACCAAGAGGAAGTTCGCAATCGGCCCTCCAGTTTGCGGGCCGCGTAACTGAGTTGAACAAGGAGGAATAAAATGGCTGGAGCAGTGTCTTTTTCGGGGGATGGGTTTAGCGCCAAGGCCGCTGGCGATCTGTCTGCACTTCAGTTTCGATTTATGAAGATGTCAGCCGCCAATACAGTTGACAAGGCTACCGCTGCCACCGATACGCTTATAGGCGTCCTTCAGAACAAGCCGAATGCGGCAGGTAAGGCCGCAAGTGTCAAGGTTATAGGCGGCTCGAAGCTTCAGGTGGATGCGACCACTGATATCGCCGCTGGTGACAAGCTAACTTCGGATGCCAACGGTAAGGGTATCAAGACGACCACGGATACTCACCATGTAGGTGCAATCGCTCTTGAGGCTGCAACCAACGACGGCGAGATCATCTCTGTTATGCTTGTCAACTACAAGTTCGCAGGATAGTGGAAACGGTTATAGGAGGTATCTGATATGCCTGGGTTTCAGCCGGACATCGTTGATGTCCATGTAGACAAACTCCTGACACAGATTTCAATCGGTTACACCAACCCCGATTACGTTGCGGCTCAGGTGGCTCCGATTGTCATCGTGGAGAAGGAGTCCGATATCATTCCTCAGTACGTTCAGGATTTCTGGTTCCGCGATGTAGCACGCCCTATCGCCCCTGGTGAGAAGGCACCTCGGTCTGGCTTCACCACCCTCAACACTCTGAAGTACGCAGTGATCGAGCACGCTATCGCCAAGGAAATCCCTGACCGTCTGCGACAGAACACAGACGCGCCCTACGATTTGGACGCGGATGGAGCCAAGTGGGTCGCGGAGATGATTCAGCTTCGTCAGGAAGTTGACTTTGCGATCAACAAGTTCAAGGCTGGCGTGTGGGCCACTGACCGCGTTGGCACAACCGACTTTACCAAGTGGAGCGACTACGGTCTCTCCGACCCCATCGTTGATCTTCGCAAAGACCGCCGAACGGTTAGGACGAAGATCGGCAGGGCGGCTAACACCCTACTTCTTGGTGAGTTCGTCATGGATGTTCTGATCGACCACCCGTTGCTGGTGGAGCGTGTTAAGTACCAAGGCAACGACGTTTCCGAAGACCTGCTGAAGCGGCTGCTTCGGCTGGACAAGGTTATCGTCGCTGCGTCCATGCAGGCGACCAACCTTGAGGGCGCAACGCTGGCGCTGGCCGATCTGTTCGATGACGACGCTCTTCTTCTCTACCTGCCGAAGTCCATTGGACGGTTCCAGCCTTCAGCTATCTACACTTTCGTTCAGCGTCCCTTCACAGGCGGCGACCGCATGGTCACACGCCGAATCAGGGATGATGAGCGCATGGTGGACATCATCGAGGGCCGGACGGCATACGACCAGAAGGTTATCGACAACCGCGCTGGTGTGTTCTTTTCAGACGCTGTAGATTAGTGGACGATTGGAGTCGTAACAGATGACTACAGCAACTGAGACGCGCAAAGCTGGCCCTGGTTTGTACTGCTGGCAGCAGATGAACCGCACCTACGGCGGCAAGCCTATCCACAAGGGACAGGTGATCGCCCTTCGGGGTCTCCCGCTCGACGAGAAACTGAAGAGTCTTGGGTATTTCGAGAAGGTCAAGAAGGACACTCCCCTTGACCAGTGTCTGAGGTGTGGGGCTGAGTTCATCGGCCCCGAATACCTTGCACGCCATGAAGAGGCGTGCCCAGAGGCTGAGATCGAGATACCTGGGTTGGAGGTTAACTAATGGCCACCAAGGGTGTAGCAGGACGGACACAGGGGCTCAAGGCGTTCAAAGACCTGTTGGTTGATGGCAAGTCACCAGTCGTTGTCCAAGAGGTCTTGTTTACCGAAACCACTGGTGCGGGTGTGTACACAGGCTCGGTTGACATACCTGCGGGCGCGACGATTCTCAACGTTCGCGTTCGTAACACCGTAGCGTGGACGGCAACTACTTCGGCAACGCTGATCGTTGGTGACAACGCAGACCCCAACGGCTTCTACGATGCCATCAACCTGAAAGCCACCGACCTTGTTGTTGGCGAAGAGCTTAACTTCGATAATCTAGGCGGTAAGCCAGGTCTGTATTTGGTTGCCGCCACCGGACATCGTGATGCGTACCGTGCCACCGCTACAAAGGTTACGGGCGAGGTTACTACTGTCGGTGCCGCTGGCAACGCGGGCCGCACACGCATGATCGTTGAATACTGTCTCCCGACGGCGAGCGTTAAGAACGCTACCAAGGTGTAGGAGGACTAGTTGGTTGTAGCAGTTGCTCCTCCCAACATCGTTCAACAGACCGACGAGGCGCTGAACGACTCTGACAAGACTTTTACTGTCCCAGTGGGACAAGTCTGGGCGCTGAGTTTTCTCATCGTCAACTTTGTGACTACTGCCACACCAGGCAACCGTCAAATGCGGGTTGAGTTGGGCGATGGGACTCGTGTTATCTGGTTCAAAGACTTCGGTGCTGTTCAGGCTGCCTCTCTGACTCGGAACTACTACGCCTCTGCCGAGATGCCCAACGATGCGGCCTTCGATGCCGCCGGTCGCATTAGAATTGAACTAGAAGAGCATGTTCTTCCTGCTGGGTACACAGTCAGGGTGTTCGATTCAGCGGCGATAGATGCCGCCGCTGACGACATGAAAGTCTATCTGATCGTGAACGCGCGACGTAAGCCAGCGCCTTCACCTGCTGTATAGGATGTAATGGTGTGGCTCTTGAAGAGAACACAGGCGACGTTGAGCGGTGGGTCACAGGCTACATCCAGCATCTTACCTCAGCCGACTCAGGCGACTTCAAGTCTTTCACATCCCCCAGTGCAGAAGACGTAGAAGAAGCTATCGACACCGCTGAGGCCGAGATTGTATCTTGGCTTGCTGAAGCGGGTTACTCTACAGACACCACGACCTACTCTTCCTTAGCCAAACGCTACCTGTCTTGGTACAACGGTGTTGGTGCAGCTTACCGCCTTGAGATGTTCCATCCTGGTTTGCAATTCAGCAACGCTAACAACACCCGCTTTGACCGCCTCCACGATATCCTGATGGAGCTGAAGAACCGCATCGACGCGGGCGCGATTACAGGTCTAGGTATTCCAATTGTTACTGATGCCAGTCTTCGCGCTCGTTTTACCGCTGTAACACACTCTGAAAAGGAACCGCTGGAGACTGACACTGATAAAGTCCAGCCCTTCTTCCGCAGACGCACCATGCGTCACCCACAGGTTGCGGATAGCATAGGGGCACCACGAGACCCATCAGCAAGAACATGAGCGTTAAGAGTGTCTTAGTCCAAGTCAAAACTCTGCTTGAGACAAAGACTGAGTTCAAGCAACGGGTGTCTGTCTGGGACTACAGCATCCTTGACCTCGCTATACCTCATGCTCTCGTTCTGCGACCAGGGTCGGTTACGCAGGCGATGGAAGCCTACGGTAATCAGTGGTTGAGGCAGGTTAGTGTCATAATTGAGGCATATGCTTTCTATGAGCCCGCCACATCAACCAATAGCATCAACCGTCTGTTGGATGTCATCGATCTTATTGATACACTACTTATCGAGAATTATCATCTGGGTTTGACAGTTGACACGGTGCGGTCGGCTCAGATAAGTGGTATCGGTGTGGCAGACATCATCAGCCGCGACACCTCTGGCAACAAGTGGTTCCATGTTACAATAACGCTGGCTGTGACAGAGCCTGAAGTTGGAAGTGGGAGTGCCCAGTAATGCCTGACTCGCTGTTGGTTATAACACTTGAGAGCAGAGGTCTTGTGGAGGCAGTTACCACGCTGGACAGAATGGATGCCAGTCTTAGGGATATGCACGATCTGAAGGGTCAGTTTGATACACTGCTTGCTGAGCGTCTGGCTCAGCTATCTGAGGCCACTCCTGTAGACACTGGCGTCATGCAAGGTTCCTGGGACGCCTCCAGTGAAGTAGCTGCTTACGAGTATATGGGTAGGATAACGAACTCGGCCCCGCACGCAGCTTTCGTCGCTGAAGGCACGGGAATCTACGGCCCTCCAGCGAAGGGTAGCGGTGAGATGATCGTCGCTAAACAAGGTAAGCCATTTGTGTTTTGGAGTAAGAAGTTTCAAAAGAAGAGAGTTCTGACTCAACACAAAGGTCAGCCTGCTAACCCCAGGCTCAACGATCTCATACGTGACTCTGAGACGACGCTGCGAGCAGCGGAACGCAGGTTGCGCGGTGACATTCTGGCGAAGTTCCAAGCTCGGACTACCCCTGGGATTATCGTACAAGGGGGAGAGTAAATGCCAAGTCGAATCGTAGGAAAAGATGCACGGCTCTATCTCGATGAGTTCCAACTGTTCCTTCGTCTGTTCGAGATGGAGGAGTCCTTCGAGGTTAACACAGAAGAGTCAACTGTCTACAGTGACAACTTCAAAACCTTCGAGCCGATTGACGCCAACGGGAGCTTCTCGCTGACTGGGCGTATGGACGATGCTGGGCTGGCGTCGGAACAGGATGCTACGGTCTCTCTCGACAAAGCGATGTTTGATAACCTCTTCGTCGATCCTGTCGTTGCGACGATGCTTATAGAGGGGGCATCGCCTGTTGCTGGTAGGCAGGCTCACTACGCCAAGCTGCTACACGGGTCGATAGCGTTGCAACTGCCCAGAGGTGGTCTGGGCAGTCTCCGGCTGAATGGTAGCACGAAAGAGCGCATCTCTGATGGCTTCCTGCTGGCGCTTGCTGATGTGTCTCTGTCCGCAGGTGTGGACACGTTTCTTCCCGCAGGCGGAATCAATGTCGGCGGAGGCTTCACCAAGGGCGTTCACGCTGTCTATCATATCTGGAAGCGAACAGGCGCAGGAACGTTGACTATAGCCATCCAAGGTTCTGTGCTCACAGGTGGCCCCTATACGAACAGGTTGACCTTTCCTACGACAACGGGTGTCGGCGCGAAAGCTCAGGAGCAGGCTGAAACTACTGACACCGAAGTCTTCCAACGTGTTCGGTTGAACAGCACTACCACAGAGACGGTGAGCATTCTGGTGGCGAGCAGAAGGTTCTCGTAGTATACTTACAGCTAGGAGGCTGATATGGCCAAGATTATAGGAAAGAATGCGGACTTCGCAATCGGTGATGTCAACGTGACTCCAGGGTTCGCCTATCTGTATGCGTCCGCCGGTATGAAACGGGTGGAGACGCTGGGCAACGACATCACCCTGAACATCGATCAGAACACTGATGAGACCACCGCCTACGGTGACGACTTTAAGACGCACGAGATCATCGATGCTCAGTGGTCAGTGGACATGACTCTCTACTACTCCACAGGTACAGACGAGGTAGATACATTATTCGTGGCAGCTATTATAGCCACTCCCTTTGTCAAGAAGGGGTTCGTCTTCTCTCCCGCAGGTAAGCCTGCTGGTGAGGCGTCGGCTACGCAACCCAGGTACTACGGTGACGTTATCATCACCAGTGTGGTGCCCAACCCGCCAAGAGGAGGAGTAGCAAGTGTCCGAGTCCGACTCCAAGGATCAGGCTCTCTCGGTCGCGCAGTTGCCTAGTAAGCCACTGAAGGCTGAGCTGGACGGTGTTCTCTACGAACTCCGTAGAGAGACTATAGGTGAAGAGTATCTGTTAGTCAGGGAGATGTCTGTCGCTGTCAAGGATGGCGTCTCCCGTCTAGACCCCAATCGCTACGAGCACGCTAACCTTTTTGTCCGTCTCCTGTGTAATGGAGAGAAGCTGGTTGAGGAGGAGCTTCTGAAGCTCCCTCGTACTCATTATCAGACCTTGGCGACGTTGGCTATCCAGTTGGACAATGAGGAGAGTGGCATCGTCAGCGATTTTTTATCACCGCTCTTGACGGACTTTCCGGCTTATCGTTCAGCCTTGGCGAAGCTCTCAGGCTCCCCTCGAAGTGGCTCAGGACGTACATCGAAGTCAACAACCGACGGGAAGAACGACTCCTGACCGCTCAACAGCTACGAGAGGCAGCCGAGGCTGAGCCTGACAAAGAAGTAGCATGGTGATATGGCTCTTGGAGGCGCATTCGCACAACAGATTCTAGAGCTTCAACTGCGTGTCACCGCGCAGAGCCAGGCTGCCTTCCAACAGCTCACAGCGGGCTTCAAGACGGTTGATGAGCAGGCCGTTAGAACCGCTGCCAATCTTAACCGTGCTTTCAGTCCTCGTCTCGTTCAAAATATGGGACAGGTGCGAGGGAAGCTGGTTGAACAAGGCACAGCTCTTTCAGCTTTCGGTGCTGGTCTGGGCCAGCTTGATCCCCGTTTACAGAGTCTTGGGGTGCATTTAGAAGAGCTGGGTGTTCAACAGGCTAAAGCTGGTCAGTCAGGCAAAGTCCAAACCGCTGTATTGGCGCAGCACGCTACTACGCTTGCTAATGCGGCCTCGTGGACGGAGAAGCTCATTGCAGAGGAGCAAAAGCTGGTCGCAGTTAGGATGAACCAGATGCGACCGCTTATGACCGTCGTTCGGGCGAGCGGAACGCTCACTGCACAGCAGCAGGCTGAGTTGAACTCCAAGCTCGCGTTGAATCAGGCGTCACAGGTGAGAATGGCCACTCTTGCGGCTGAGGTGCAGGCGCTGAGAGGGGCTGCGGCTGGAACGACAGCGTTGGCAACTCAAACAAAGGCCGCTGCCCTCATCGCAGGAACCTTTGGTGGCGAAGCCAACTTCGTTGCTAAAGCCGGTCAGGGTATGATTCTTTCTTTCTCCGCAGCTCAGGCTGCTGCTGGCAACTTTGAGCAAGCTATCTTCGGTCTCGGTTTCTCATTACTTTTCGTAAATCAGGCACTGTTAGGTTGGCCATTGGTGATAGGCGCTGTGACCACTGCTTTAACGTTAGGTGTTCCCGCGCTGATAAAGTGGGTTTCAGCAGCCAAAGATGTCGAAACGCCAACAGAGAGAGGTGCTCGTCTTACCGAGGAATTCGCCGCCGCCCTTAAAGATGTAAAGGGGCCGTTGGCTGATGTAGCTGAAGAGATGCTTCGATTGGAGGAGGGAGGGCCTCCATCTACTATAGCAGTCCTCGCGCAACAAGTGCTAAATGCCAGCCCTCCTCTAGAGAAGTATATTCAGATTCAAAAGGCTGCTGAGAGTGCCCTTAAAGGCTGGGACGCTAGAGTATTGGAGGCTGCTGAAGACACACGATCATTACACGGTAACATACTAACGCTGCACAGTGCCTATCTACAAGATCAGAACACGCTTGAGGATTTGGTGGCGGTGCAGGATGAGTTTAACAAAGCTATAGATGAGACTATCGCGGCGTCGCGGGCAGAGCTGACTCTTGTCGTTCTAAAGATGGAGGCTGCCCGCCAAGAGATAGCAGATGATCAGGCTCGTGAGGCTGCTCTAGAGGCGCTTGACGCTGCTTATCAGGCGAGCGCCGACGCTGCTAACGCTGCCTACGACGCCGCCGTTGAGGGAGCCCGTAATGCTGCTGAGGCTGAGGTTGATGCGCTTCGAGAGAATCTAGAGGAGCAGGTACAGGCAAGACGTGACGCCTTACAGGAACAGACTGACGCTATCCGTGACGCCCTTGCCGACCGTATCGACGCTATCAACGACGAGCGCGACGCAGAGCTAGAGGTTAGCCGCGAGCGGATTGATGAACTCAAAACTCTTGAGCAGGAACTAACCACTGCGATACGCGATCTCGCATCCCAACGCGGCAAGGCGATACAGGACATACTAACCACGGAGGCTGAAATTGCCGAACTGGAGATGCTCATTAAGAAGTTCGGGCCTGACGAGTATTTGGAGTCTGAGCTGGCTCTGCGTAAGGCGCGTCAGGCGGCTCTTGAGCAAAGTGTTGCGGGTGCTAACGCTGAGATTGCTGCGAAGGAAGAGGCGCGGGATGCCATTGACGCTCAGATAGACGCTGAAGGGGAACGTCAGGATGCGATACGTGACACGGCGGAAGTAGCTGTTGATGCCGCTCGTAAGGCCGCTGATGTCCAAATCCGAGAGGCGGAACGCTCCACCCGTGCTCAGATCAACCTCATGCAGCAAAACGTTGACGCGCAGATAAATGGTATTAACAACGCCAGAGACGCCTTTATAAAAAGTGAAGACGCTAGACGCGACGCAGCCATCAAAACTGCTGACCGCATCCGCGATGCAGGTCGAGCCCTGCAAGAGCAGGCAGGGCCTGAGCGCGAGCTTCTCAACCTGGAGGCTCAGCGGTTGGCCATTTTGGAGCGGATATCCTTCGAGCAGGAGCGAAATATTGGTAAGATGGCTTCCCTCGCACGGGCGGTTGCTATAATCAATGAACTTCTAGGAAGAGGTTTCTCAGCGGCTCAGACGGCATTGGCAGTCTGGATGTTTCTAATAACACAAGGTATCTCAAGAGAAGCGGCCCAGGCATTCATCGCCGGTCAGGGGTTGCCTACCAGTGGGTTGCCAAAGTTCCAAGGTGGGGGTATTGTCCCAGGTGCAATAGGCAGCCCACAGCTTGTCGTCGCCCACGGCGGCGAAGAGATACGTAAGCCTGCCGGTAACGGTATGCGCGGTGGGAATACATACAATTTGACCGTCTACGTCCGCAGTGAGTCTGACATAATGAAGATAAGCAAGCTGCTCAACCAAGACCTCGGCTCAAGGCTTGCTACGTCGCTACGGACGCGGAGAGGGACTGGGCGTTGATATGGCTGCTGTATTGAAGCTCTCTGATGGTACGAACACTGTTGACTTCGTTAGCGGCGGTTCAGAGTACAAACTGCGGCAGAACGGTCTCAATATGCCCCATCCCGAAACTAACCGCGTCCTCGGCGGTGATCCCATGTTGGCCGAGGGTGCGCGACTGATTGACCGGCAGCTTTCCAATCGTGAAATCAGTATCACATTTAACATTGACGCAGCGACCCATAACGGCCTTGTATCTAATATGCGAACGCTGCGAAGACTTCTGGATACGGCGAAGAAGTCCAACAAAGACGGACTCGGCCCCAAAGTTGTCTTATCTTACAAATTCGATGACGCCTCCGAACAAGTCGCTTTCGATGTCATAGATGGTGAGTTTCAGCCAGGACAGCTTGCCGACCCAACCGTTCGACGTGCTTCGTTGTTACGAGACAGCGAGTTGACGTTGATCTGTGAGCCGTATGCCAGACTTGATCAGACCACGGGGATTGAAATCCGCAACCTGCTTCTCAACCCTAGCTTCGATTGGAACCCTGAGCAGGGCGGACGCGACGGTCACTACGAGTTGGATTTGGGAGCTGCGGGCGTTCGTCTCGAAAGAGCATCAGGTGTGGGTCTGTCCGACGATATACTCTCGGTGGTGTTTTGGTTTAAGCGAGACGCTCTTAGTGGCACACGGACAATTATCATCTGCGGTACAACGACTAAGGCGTGGCGCGTCTTCTTTGACACTGGGAATAAGCTAAACTTTGAGTGGTATGACGCAGGTGGCACACAACGCCTCTTGACTGCTGCTGACGTAATTACCGATACGACCACCTGGCATTGCGCGGCGATGACAGTGTTCCCCGACCCTCTTGGTGCTATTAACACCTTCTCCGTGCTGATGGTTGATGGTGTTGTTCAGGCGACCAACATACTGGCGAATGTAGGTATAAGAGCCCCTGTTGGAGCTTTTGTTGTCGGCTCAGTAGATCAGGCGGACGGAGAGCGTTTCGACGGTCGCATATCGGGGCTTGCTATACTCGTGAACAAGCCAGTTCATCCGCATCAGCTTCGATATCTCTATATGTATGGACTCCGTGGGTTGTGGCTCACACCAAGCGGCACCGCTGGTCATATCCTCCCCAAGAACTATATGGGTCTGTCGGCTGCTGATGTCGGAGGTATTTGGTCATTTAGCGCGACGGACTCACCTGCGGACACAGGTAGCACCATCCAAGATCGAAGCGGTAATGGGCGGCATATAACAATAACCGGCTCGCCAGCAAATACGGCACACATAAGAACACCTTCGGGTTGGGTTCGAGGCTCAGGTCTGACCGCCTCCAGCGGTCTCCAGGCGGCGTCGGATAATGTCAAGTTTGGCGCTTTCTCTTTCGTTCTCAGCGAGAGCGGTGCCGCCAATAAGACTCTACGACAGACTGTTGTTGTACCAGAAGGCGTTACAACTGCCACTGTTTACCTGTGGATAAAGGGCGGTGGTGGTGCAAACCAGGTAGTCATCGACATCGACGGTGTAACGGAGACAATTACTGCCACTAATGGCGTTTGGAAGCAGTTTATCAAAACAGTGACCGTCGGCGCATCGAGTATATTGACGATTCAGTGGCTCTCCGGTGGGGCTACAACGGTTTATATAGATGGTGTCGTGTTCACACCTGGACAACCTTTTGGCTCTTTCGCATCCTTCACAGAAGTTACAGGCGACCCTAAGCCTACCATTGGCTCGTCTTTCCTGCGGGCGTACCCTGATAGCACTAGGGTCTTCTGGTTGCCGATTTACGATATACCTGGAGACGCTCCGGCTACCTGCCGTGTCTACTTGAAGAACACCGCTGGGGCCGCCCTTGGCCCTGTTCGATTGGGAGCGGCTTACGGCCAAGACCCAGGTAAGGCAGTGTTCTACTGGGCGGCCTCGCAGTTCATACCAAACATGGGGGCGTCTGGAGATTGGGTCACAGGAGCGGACGGAGGTGTCGCAGGTGGTGGTGCTGCGAACGTCCTAGCGGACATCGCTGCGATAAATCTGGGAACCCTGTTCCCGTTTCCTGACTCGCAATTCGGCAGCTTCAAGGGCTACATAGGTGTTGCCTCAGCCCTGAACCGAACATCGTTCTTACGGCTGGCGTCGTCAATCTACACTGTCGCCTTAACCGGAGACCCTATCAAAGACACAAACCCTGCCTCGGCGCTCATTCACATGGTAGATGGCGGGCTGTTATCATGGCCGCCTGCGTTTGGTGCCTCCCAGTTTAGAGCAGCGACCAAGGTAACTGGCTCCCCCCGTACCGTCGATGATCTGATGTACCCTCGGCTGTTGATCTCAGCTATCGATCCCGTGCAGGTTGACCGCACATACAAGTATCTGTATCTTCTGCCGATTGAGAACTTTTTCACACTCCAACCTGACAAGATTCACAGTGCAGATTCCTCACTCCAGGCGAACGAGATTTTGGTAGTTGACACGATAGACGAGGAAGCGCCATCGATAGCGTATTTGATGTTGGACGTCAACAGCATCCCTGCCGCCGTAAGTATTCTAGACCGTCTGGTGTCATTGAGGTCGGCTAACGTTTCCATGTTTGGAGATGGTTTTTACCTTGAGCCAGGTAAACCAGGGGCAATTGTGGCCTTGTACTCACGGTCTACAGACGACGCTGATAAACCGTTTGGCTCCTTTACTGTTGGTACGACGACCGAGATGTGGATTGAATATATGCCCCGCTTCCTTTATGTCTAATGCAGAGTTTGGTAGTAGTTCTCACGGATAAAGCCGACCGGACGAGCCAGATCACTCCGGTTATCACTGATCTCACACGACGAGTTGTAAACATTAAGTTCTCCACAAGTCTGCCAGGAGGGTTCAACAGTTGTACACTCTCAATTCTGATGACCAGAAGTCAGGCGTATGAGTGGTATGAACGTTTTCTGTTCTACGGAGTGACGATCTTTGAGGCTGACGAAGCGATTTGGGATGGCCGGATAAGTGCCATTGCCATCACCAACTCTGGGATTGACCTAACCTGCGAAGGCTACTGGTCAAGTATGGCAGACCAGACTCTTTATGCGTGGTTTAACGATAACGATATGGGGAAATGGCTGATACCATCTGCGGGCGCTGGTGGCATCGCAAATGAGATTAGTTTGGCGGGTGCGGGGGCCGCCGATAAGTATATTGTAGAAAAAGGTCTGGGGATGTTCCGTTTTGGTAGTAAGAAAAATCAGACTTACGTAATTGGTGATAAAGGGGTAATCTATTATCGTCTTCCGCGAGTTGGGGTACTAACGGATAGGCGGCTTTTTCAGCCGATGACAATACACTCTATTCAGTATTCAGCAGATGTTGCAGGCCCTGGCTTCGCTGGGTTCCTGAAAGTCTACACAGCCGACCATCCATTAGGCACGTGGACACATAGGTTGGACATTAATATTTATCCATCTGCTGCCGTTGTTAATTTAGAGGCTAACGGTGCTGATGTGGAGGCCGTAGCAGTGGCTTTAGACTGTACCACCGAATTCACGGAAGATGATGATGATGGTGTCAACAGGTTTCTGATGAAAGAGGTTACGATTTATGCTGAGCGTGACCCAACGACAACGAACAAGACTACAGCCAAAAAGATTGTTACCAATCTACTCTATGGCGACTCGGATATAGATGTAACCTCCCACGCAACCCAAATTAGTGATGATCAAACCTTTATTGAGGACTCCGAGCTAGAGATATCCCCCGCTGTCTATGAGCACCAGTCTCTGCAAGATATTATTGCAGCGTTGTCTTCGTATGGGTTTGATCAGAGTGGTGTTACTAAAACTGTTGTTGCGGGTGTCTATGGTCGTCGTCGTTTACATATGAGAGCCAGAGATGAAACCAATGTTCGTTGGATAGTCTCACTCAAGAATATGGGAGAGGGAGGTCTGCGCTTTGAACGCACTATTCAAGATTTCTGGGTGCGTACCTGGGTGCGATATCAAGAGGCGTTCTCAAGTCTGACAAAACTGACCGACGTGGCGCAGAATATTCTGGAGCAGACGATCTTTTATGATGAACGAGACATTGTTATAGAGGCAGGCGAGATGACGGCTACCTTTGCGGACAAGGTGCGAGACTCCGCTCTAGCTGATGCAACACGCCCACGTCAGAGTACGGAGATTACTATTAGCGGGTATATCACCAACATCGTCGGCGCTAGGGAACCTCTCTGGCGCGTCCGATCTGGGGATATGATACTGATTCAGGATTTGAGTCCGATGCCACAGATAATCGTGGGAGCGACGGCAGACAAACTACGAACGTTTGTCATCAAAGAGACTGACTACAATTCAACAGCGCGAGAACTGTCAATCACACTTGATCTTCCTACTACCCGATTAGACCTGCTTCTGGCTAGGCTACAGAACACTCCAACTATTTCCTCGCCTGGAAGTCTGTCGGCAGGTGGTGGTACGATGGGCGGATGGGGAGGCGGATGGGGTAGTTGGAAAGGGTAGTGCTCAGATAACCCAACAGGGTGCTATCTTCGCAGTCACCTTCAACGGTATAGAGAACTTAACCGCTTCCATCATCGGCACGATCTCATCTCTCAAATCGTGCACGGTTGTTGATAAGCACTCAACCAATATCTCATCGTGAATCTGGTTGATAAGTAGAGCTTTGTAGCGTCGGATGACCGGCATCACGGCGATCATCGCCAAGAAGACCAGCTCAACCGCTGAGCCTTGTATGATGTGACTGAACCCCTCGCGCTCAACTGCGTCAATGGGTACAAAGTCTCCGAACGTACGCTCCCGACCGTAGAGAGTTGTGGCCTTCCGCTCTAAACGTATCCGCTCCCTCTCAGAGTGTATGAAGTCAAATTCGTCGGGGAAGGCTACCTCAAGCTGCTGAAGTATATACCTTGCTTCGTCGAAGGAGCAGCCGAACATCTCCATGACCTTGCGTTCCATAGCGCCATAGACGATAGCGAAGTTACCCCGCTTGCCGTCCATGTACTCAGGACTGTCTTTTATCACCTGAGACACAGGTATCCCGTGTATGATAGAGGCTGTGTGCGCGTGTATATTGGCACCCGATTCGAAAATCCGACGCATACTACTGCCCCCACTCATTCCAGCAAGCCCACGTAGCTCCAGTTGGTCGAAGTCGATTTTCAATAAGGAATTGGTGTCGTCTGCTATTACCACTGAACGATAGGTCGGAGTCTTCGGGATGTTCTGACCGTTAGGGTTTTTGCACGACAGCCTACCAGAGCTGGCTACGGCTGGGTTGAACTCAGGGTGGACTCGTCCGGTCAGGGGGTGAGCTTTCTCAAGTAGAGGTTTGGTGTAGGTAGACCAGAGCTTATGCTGCTCCCTGTAGGCCAATATTGCTTTGGCTATAGGGTGCGACATCTCCTGCAATGCTATCTCAGCGGTACTGGCCTGCTTCTTGGCAAACCGCTTTCTGGGGATGCCCAGCTCGTCGTACAGAACTTTGCCGACTTGCACGGGAGAGTTGAGGTCAAGCCGATGTCCGGCCTGACGGTATATCTCTCGTCGGATGTTGACGATAGACCGCACCTGTGTACGTCTGAGCGCCCTGAGTGCCGTCCTGTCAGTCAACAGGCCGTTCTGTTCCATCTCGGCAAGGATAGGTGACAGACGGCGTTGTATGGTGTAGATTTTCAACTTGTCTCCGGTCAGGCGAGGTCTCAGTTGCAGAGTGAGTCTGCGAACCCAATCTGCATCCTCACAGGAGTAGAAAACGAGCCTCTTGTGGTCAATGCTGGCGATGGATTCTCCTTTGGGGACGATATCATCAAACTCGACCATCTGGTAGGCAAATTCTTTCTTCACCATCTGACCGAGGCTGCGCTGCCCAAGAGGTACTTCTAACAGGCTGGCCATGAGCAAAGTGTCATCACCTATTTCATCTGGATAGGTGTCTAGGCATCTCATGTCGTATTTGAGGTTAGCTCCGGTGACTCGCTTCCAGTTCACATGAAGGAGAATACGCGGTATCAGTTCAGCGGGGATGTAATACGCTTGACCATGCGCCAACGAGAGAGTCATGCAGACATTTCCAGAGTACGGGTCTAGAGCATTTGTCTCCACGTCCAAGGCATAAAGGTCGCACACTTTCATCTCATCGATAACCTGTTGCAGATGCCCTAGATCAACTTCTGTGTAGTTGATGTCCTCGATAGGTTCTGGTTGGGTATGTTCAGCAACGTAAGCAGAAATTCGTAGCTTCCGTGCCGTACTCTTTTTCTTGTGTCGAGGAATCGTGTCAACGGTCAAAGTGTGTTGGTAAGCTCGCCACGTTGGTAGGTCTAAACCAGTCAACTTTTTACAAACGAGATCGTCAACAAACAGTGGCTCTGAAAGCATGTCAGCACGGACAAAGTAGGTAGGGATGTCGTAAACGAAACTCTCCGGTCGGTCTGTGACAAGGATTTCGCGGATGAAACTTGACGGTTGAGAACCGTTGCCTGGGCCAACGAGAGTGGAAGTATGTGTCGGACGGAAGTAGCGGTGTAGGCCCTCTTTGATGATAAAATGGAACTCTTTTTCTGTTGTCAAATCGAGGATAAGATGTATCAATGTCCTGCCTTACGCCAGTGCCTAATCAGCGCACGCTGATTTTTGAACACACGGAGACAAGCTCCGACCCAACAGCGAACTCCACTTTTCATCCGACAAACCAGAGAACGATGCCAGCTTGATAACAGGTCAGCGGCTTCTGCCGAAGGTGCATTGCGGCTAAATGGCCTTGTATTTTAAGGCAGCCGTGGAGTTTTAGATATAGGGAGAGGTTCACCATTGTAATTAAGCACCAAGAAGCGGTCGTCCAAATACCATGCAAGTATATGCCTTACATCTGCCCAAGCCAAACCTCCATTGCCGCAGCCTGGACGTGGTAACACGACAACCTCAAACCCTTCTTTATCTACGACATCGACAAGGAGTTGGAGACTCTTCTCAATCAAAGCGAGATCGGCTTTTTGATACCATTCGTGCTTGACCGGAAGCGTAATAATTGGAATGGTGTTGTCTAAGTGGCGGAAGACGGTGGGCACATTGCCAACGCTTTTAAGCATGTCCCCCAGTGCGTAGGGCAAAATGGGATACTTAACGCTCGCCTGCTTCGCTACACCGCGCCCCATAACAGCAGCGCCGTTCTTTTTGATAGTGCCGTTGGTTGTAATGACGCGGGCGTCGGCTTCAACTTCCCAAAGGTCTCCAACTACTTCACGCATTTTTAATCTTCCTTGTTAAGCAGGATTCTAATGTATCTGTTATCCTCTTTAAGCATTCGGCTCTGTGGGCGTTGACGGACATCCTGGCGCTTGCCGTATAAAATCCACCAGCAACTACGTTATGGGAGCCTAATGGCCGTTTGAAGAACCGAATCAGTTTCACGGTAACGTGTGCGCGTTTAGCCAGCATGAGGTCTGTCAACCCTAGCGCGTCCTGAGCCTCTGAGATAGCATCAGCGATCTCATTCCGACCTACTATGTCTGGCTGTCCACCCCAATAAGAGTCCTTGCCGGTTTGAAGACGGCGGCTCTTAGCTTTTGGCAAGTTCTAATCCCTCCCTGATACCTGCCAAAATCTGTTGTCGTATCGCCGGACGGCGGGCGCGGAGGAAGAACGCTGGGTGGTAGACACTGACAACGATGGTCTTATCCGGCAGGACTCTGAACGAGCCTATTTTGGCCTTGTTGGGGAAGAACCGGCTGGCGGCGAACAGCCCTAGACAGACTATCAGTTTGGGTTTGACTATCTCTAACTCCAAATCCAACCACCTCTTGCAGATGGCGATCTCATCGGGCAAGGGGTCGCGGTTCCCTTCAGGCCAGTGTTTCACGATGTTGGTGATGTAAGCGTCCTTACGCTTGATCCCAAGGTCTCGCAGGATGCTGTCAAGGACGTTACCAGCCCTACCTACAAACGGTCGCCCCAGTCGGTCTTCATTATATCCAGGAGCCTCTCCTAGAAACAGTATCTTCGCACCCAGAGACCCCTCACCAGGGACAACCTGCGTCGCCTTCTCATGCAAACGGCAGTCCTTACAGATCGTAAGCTCAGGCGGGCAGGTTGACACAGACATTCGACTTATCCTATACTCAGAGTATAGGCGAAACTTTCGCTCAAGTCAATAGGGGTATGATACTGATAACAACGAAGCAGAAGAGGCGACGGCTGACTGACCTAGAACGAAGGGTCGTCGAGCTTGCTCTGTTGAGCGGCCTCTCGAACAGAGAGATTGCGGAGACAATGGATATATCTTACTCCGCTGTTGCCTGTTCACTACACCGTGCTCAGAGAGTAGTCAACGCTCGCTCATCCAGACAAGGTTACGCGCTTCTCACCAAACTGCTCAATGGCAAGTTTAGAAGTTGACAGTAAAAACGGTTGATGAGTGGTGTAATCTACAGTCTCGTGGGTGAGAACGGTGAGCTTCGTTATGTGGGACAAACTGCCAGATGCGTATGGCGCGTTTGGGTAAAACACACTCAGTCGAGACGCGCATGAAAATAGCGGCAAGCCGTCGTCGTTGGTGGGCGCTTAAACAGTAATGTTGGAATTGGATGTACTGACTGCGGACACTCGTGACCCCAAACGAATAGCGGATGACATTGGTAAGCTAGGGGTCAAGGTCGTCCGAGAGAAGATGAACTCTGGGGACTACGGTTCGCTATCTAAACGAGGCAAGACTTGGTTGATGGAGCGGAAAGAGGCCAATGACTTCCTGAGCTGTCTTGCTGATGGCTCGCTGTATGATCAGATGCTTCGGCTGACTCAGGATGCAGATGTGGCCTTCTTGCTTCCAGAGGGGCGCTTGATACCAAGTGAAAGCGGGAAGATGGTTCGCACGCACAGAGGCAAGCGTCAGTGGAACTATATGGCCACCTACCACGCCTTCATCGAGTTAGCCTGCTTAGGTGCCATCATCCTTCCCTTCGTCCCACCGCAGTTTACAGCCGCCGCCATTGTACAGGTTATGCGGACGATGAACGGTAATCTCAAGTACATTGTAGAGAAGAACCGAAGACCGTTAACACTGACAAATAAGGTCAGCCCAGCGCGTCGGTTTATGGAACCGATGATAGGTAAGGTTGTGCTCGATAATCTATCCTCTGCTTACCCGAATCTGTGGATGATATTCCGTCGCTGTATGGAAGACCCTGATGAGGTTCAAACTATACCTCATGTTGGGCCTACGACGGTTAAGAGGATTCAGGACTTAATGGTCAGGAAGATATAGTGGCGTACATCGCCTGCGAAGACGAGTACGGACATACATGGATAGTGCAAGAAGGAGACCCCGCTTGGGCAGCCGCGAACTACGCCAAGACGAAGATGCTTCTGCCGCAGCCGACTCTGCCCTTGAAGCTGATTCTGACGGGCTGGCCGGATTTGGAGATACACACAGTCCGTCAGGAGATGCAGGATTACATGGAGGTCAGGAAGACAGTACCGTCAGAGACTTTGGGGAGAGTGTGGGTGAACTTGAGCAGAAGATTCCGCGCCTGGAAGACGCAGCTAAGCGCGTGTGGGGGGCGGGAAATCTCGGAGCAAAGAACAATGTTCTCTACGGAACCCGACGGCCTCTCGTCAAACTAGCCAGCTTACTTGCTGACGGACACTACTTTCTTGTTCACAAACGACTGAGAACCCCCCGATTGGATTACATCAGGAGGTCTCTGATCGCCTCGTTAAGAGTGAGTTATGGACTGGCGCGGGAGCTAGAGCGTCAGATCGACATCACTCGGAAGGACTCGCATCGCTTCGACCGCGCCGACGACGTGGTTCGGCCACGGGCTCGGTCGTATCGGGCGGTGCGTCCGCCTCCGTCGTCTCTGCCGTTTCCGGAGCAGGTTCGTCAGGCTCAGGCTCGGCAGGCGGCTCGGCATCCCCCTCAGCCTCCGACTCCGTAGGCCCCTCTTCGGACTCGTCTTCCGACTCGCTCTGAGCCTCTTCGTCCTGAGCCCCCGGAGCGGCTTCAGAGATACGCTCATGGACGCCCCAACACCTGCCATCTTCATCGGTGTGTGCTGGACAGATGTGATTGTTGCAGTCAGGGTCGGCGCAGACTGTCGATACGCCGACGTTGCAAAAGGTGCAGTCTACTGGCATCGTCAACTCCTTACTTAACTTAGAATTCCTACTGACTCCATACTTTCGATCTCAGTGGGTGTGTAGAAGTCTACGACTACGTTGCCGCAGCCGCCGCACTCGGATTCGATGCGAACGTGGCCCTTCCAGAATTTAACATCGACTTCGTTCGGCTCATCCTGTTCAACAATCTTGCGGGGAGATGAAGCGACGCAGAATGAGCACCAGCGAGTGAGTAGTTTGTACACTCTCGGCTCTGTCTCAGTCTTGGTAGGCATCACCATATCCTCCTGAAAGGACTGTAACAGGTATCTATAGTGATGTCAATAGATTCTGCAACGCCGTCTTCGCATTTGCAATTTTCGTCTGGAGATGTTGGATAAGGGTGTCTCTCTCCACAATCTTTGTCTGTAGCAACTGAACCTGCTGTTGGGCTTCGGCAAGTTCAGCTTTGACACTGGCACAGGGATCAACAGGTATTGGAGCTGGCGGTGCAGGCGCAACGGTGGCAGACACAGCGAAGCCGTTAGGTATCTTGTTGTCGAAAGACCAAGCTGTCAGATAGTGAGTGCCTTTCCAGAGACCCTTGACCTGTAAAACCGTTCCCTTCACTAACGGTTTTACAACTATACCTTCTGGTAGTTTGACGAGGTTGGTATCTGTGTACAGGGTGACGTTGAGACTCACCTGTTGCACATCAGGCCATATCCCTGTAGGTGCTGGAGCAGGAGCAGGCGCGGGAACTCTGGTGCCAGCTTCTATCTCTGCCCACGGGATTCGACCACTGGGACAAGATGTCGCCATGAACTGATTATGCTCGAATCCGGTCTGGTTCCGAATCACCGCGACCCAACCTCTGAAGCGGGCAATCTCAGACTGAACCTGTATCGTCGCCGCCTTCTGCGCTGGCGTTAACGCTTCACCAGCCAACCCTTCGTGTTCGATACCGATGTAGCGATAGTTGGCCTTCGTTCCAGCGTGCCAGCATATACCCTCAAGGGGAAAGTGTTGCTGCTTCCGACCATCCTTGAAGATGGTGATATGCCATGAGTTACCCCTGGCTGTCATCACTGCGATAGGCAAGTTAGTGGTAGAGAAGTTACCCTCAGCCGAGTGGTTGACAATAGCCAACATCTCGTTGCTATAGGGTTGGTCGCCATGAGGCACACCCCAGCTCGCGGGGTAGCCAAGTCTGGTAAGAGGGTTTGGGAAGGGAACTTTGACACAACTACTGAGCCATGTCTCAGCCATGACTGCCCCCCTCACAAGGGCTACAGATACGGCTATCAGGCCCGCCTGCGGTACAGGTTGGACAGTACGACTCACCACATTTGGCGCAGCCGACAAATTGACTGGGACGGATACGTTTGTTGCAGCCTTTGCACCGCACACCGAAGACTGAATCTATGAGACCCAATTACTCCCTCCTTTTCTCCTTAACAAGAGGGTGCGGAGCCGACTGCGCTTAAAAACAGGACAGGCTACGAAACCCCGTTGCTAATTGTCTGCTCCGCACGCTGTTATTATACCACCTGTCAAACCAGTTGTCGAAGTCAATAGCAGTTCCAGTGGTGGAATGACCTCTTTAACACGTTGCTGCCGTCCAGCCAAATCGCATAGGCCATTGCGATGTTTCTCTCTGGCAGCATCCACTCACTCTCGAAGACGAACCCCCGCTTGTTCAGCCACCATTCCCACGTGACTCTGTTGATCTGGGTGATTCCGTAGTCTCCGGTGTATGAGATGGCGTATGGGTCAACCGAAGGATTCTCGCAGCCTAGAAAGACTCGGACGGCGGTGTCGCTGTCCCAGTCGTAGGAGCGGATGAGTGTTTCAACCGTCGTCGGTGTAGCCAGTGGCGTAGGTGTCTCATCTAGACTTTCTTCCCGCAAGAACAGTGGGTCGCGTTCCACGGTACGCCATATCCACATCTCGGACAGAACTGGCAGATGTGAATCTCTTTCGGTTTGTTCTTCACGCTGCCTCGCGTCCGCTCCTACCCCTAACCCAACCGCCACACACAACGACAGTAGGAGCGGTACTATCCATCTTATGCTGGTATCCTACCGCTAAGCTGTTCGATAGGACGAGGCAGGAAGAACGTCACCGTTTCGTCTTGTACACGCACGGCCAGTGTGGTAACAAGCTCACCACCGAGCCTCCAGCGCAGAGACGTGCCGTTCTCTGCCGCCTCCACGACCGCAGCGCGGATCGCCTCGCGGTCGTCCCTGGACATATCAGCCCAGACGTGTGCTGCCATCTCCGGCCCGATACTGGCCCAGAGCTGGCACTCGCAGAGCGTCATGTCGTCGAAGTGGCCCGACTTCTTGACCTCCGCGTAGTGTGGGTGTTCCTTTAGCCAACTCAGGTCTTCACAGACCTTGTTGAGCCGATAAAGGATTCGCGTCGTACTACTTCCAGCAGGCATTTCAGCCTCCTTTCTTGCTGTCAATAATAACATCTTTTTGCAACGTTCTCAAGTACTCCTCGAACGTCCTATGTCGCTCAAGGTGTTCTCCAAGCTGAAACCCTAACTCGTGTGCAAGAGTGATAAGGTGCTTGGTCACAAAGCCACGGAGAGTCCTCTCGAACTTTCTGGCACAGCTAGGGCAGACAGACTCCAAGCTGAACAGGCCACGCTCCTTATCCCAGCGGACTTTAAGATTGGCAACACCTTCAACGGTGATACTGTGGGTAGAAGGACGTTCGACAGCGCGAATTTCTTCTTCCTCTTCCATCTCCACATCTTTCACGAGAAGTCGATCAGGAATTATAACCTCCAACGTTATACAAGATGATAAAGCCGATACATCATAAGTGGCCTCGCAATGTTGTATGAGCCCTTCGTCAATCGCCGTTTTGACTATCGTCGCTATGTGATTGTAGGCGGTGTAGTTGTGTTCTAGCATTTGCTATACCCGCAAGCGTGACACTTGAGACAGCCTTCTTCAAAGACTAAAGGAGCACCGCAGCCCTCTTCGGGGCAGATGTCCCCGCTGACGCTTGCTACGGGGGCGCTGAGACAGGTTCTGACGAGAAACCTGAACACGTAATCAACTATCGACTGTGCGTAAGGGATGTCATCGTTCATCGTCCTACCGAGGGGCTCGAAGCGTTGACCTATCATCTTTCTGGCAATGTCTTCGAGCGGAACACCATATTGCAATAGCATACTGGTCTGAATTCCGATTGCATCCAGCAAGCCGGAGATAGTCGAGCCTTGCTTGTTGGCGACGATGAAGACCTCGCCAGGTTGGTCATCATCATAGAAGCCAATTGTGACATAGCCCTCAAACTCTGGTAGGTCAATTTTATGGGTAAGCGACCGACGTGTTCTTGGTAATTTCTTACGACCATTTCGCACATGGTCTTCTACGTTACCCATTGTGTGTCTCTTTTAGGTAACTCAGAACCTCATGCAACGTTTTGAAATCTTTGCAGTTGGGGCTACATCCGAAGTCATCACACATACCTGTGGTCAAGTGAATGTCAGGGTGGTCGTCATCCCAGTGAACAAACAGAACGTAGTCTTCCATTCGCATAAGCCTGTCGAGTTCAGCTAGATCGTTATCCATTCAACACCTGTACGCTTCTGCTCTTATCACGATAAACGGTGACACCTTTGCAGCCTAACTTCCACGCCTGCGCATAGGCTTCACGTATTGTCTGCCAAGTAGCACTCTGAGGGAGATTAATCGTCTTGCTGACAGCAAGATCGGTGCAATCTTGGAACGCCGCTTGATGCGCTAGATGCCATCCCCAGTCGATGTCTAAAGCAGTCTTCGGTGTGAAGTCAGACCCTGCTGCACGGAGTTTGGCAATGATAGGCTCCTCAACATTGATAGGTGTTCGCTCATAACCCTCAGAGCCCATGTAGCGTGTGTAGCTCAACATGAAGTGTGGCTCAATACCTGAACTCGCACCTGCGATGATTGCGATGCTGCCTGTCGGTGCGATACAGGTGACGGTAGCGTTACGGCGTATGCCTCCTGTTATATCAGGTGACTCGAACGCAGGGAACGCACCTCTTTCCTCAGCAATTTTCTCACTCGTCTCGTGTGCTTTCTCTTGAATGGCAGACATGATTTCTCGACCAAGATCAACTGCCTCTTGGCAGTCATAGGGAATACTCAGAAGAGCCAGCGCATCGGCCCAGCCCATGACGCCTAAGCCTATCTTTCTCGTCCGACGGACGGCTTCGGTTATCAATTGGTCTGGGAAGCGGTTGACTTCGACAACATCTTCGAGCATTCGTGTCATCGTGGAGACTATTCGGCAGAGCCTGTCCCAATCAAAACCATATGGAACATATGGAGGTGTTACGAAGTTACCTAGGTTCACGCTTCCCAGATTACATGCTTCTCCATGCAGAAGTGGAACTTCGCCGCACGGATTTGTCGCTTCGAGCTTCCCTAGCTTTGGGGTTGGATTATCACGCTCTGCGCGGTCGATAAAATAGCAACCAGGATCGCCACTCTTCCAGGCTGATTGGGCCATCTCATCCAACAAAGGATTGCTATCAGCCGCGCGCATAAACTCGTCGGTCAGCGCAACAGAGATGTTAAACGTGTTCAGCTTCTCTGGGTGGTCGTCTTTACAGTGGATGAACTTGTAGATATCAGGATGGTCACAGTGTAGAACCGCCATCTGAGCGCCATGACGCTTGCCGCCTTGAGTGATAACATCCGCTACGGACTGATACAACGCCATGAAGCCAACAGGCCCACTTGATTTTCCGCCGGTCGAATGAACTAGAGAGCCCTCTGGCCGCAGATGTGATAGTCCATAACCGACACCACCTCCCCACTGTTGAACCTTGGCAGCTAGGCGAGCTACCTCCATGATGCTGTCCAACGTGTCCTGAACATGAAAAGTGAAACAGGCACTTAACATCCCAACGTCGGTGCCCGCGTTGAACAGCGTTGGACTATTAGGTAGACCATCAAGGTCAACCAGCATATCGAAGAACTTGTCGGCCCACTCCTGCTGTTTTTCAGGAGGTTCCGCTTTAGCCACATGCTCCGCGACCCGTCGGAACATTTCTCCGGCGGTTTCCTGTCTGCCGTTTCTCTCTAACAGATAGCGTTTCTTGAGGACGACCTTAGCCGGTTCCGTCAGGTTCGGCTCCCGCATCTTCCTTCTCCCCTTTCAGCGCGTTCTCCAGTGTGGCAAGAAACGGTCGGTTCGTCCAGCGGACTTCCGAAGGCCGCACGCCCGTCCCTGTGCGGTTTTTGGCTATCGAGAACAAGTAGATACCGCCGTTCATACCCAGACAAACGGCGAGATCGAAACGTTTGACATCGGACTTCTCCCCTTCAGGGGCTATGCCTATGTCACCGAAGATTCCCTTGATGAATGGGTTTACGTTGAATTTCTCACCTTGGCTGTCAAGGGCCACGATTTTCTTTGCAGAACAAGTTGCAACAACGTCCCAAGGACAAGCGGTTGTAAGAGGAACCAGTACGTTGTTCTTCCAGAGCTTGCGGATGCTAGGCCAGTCTCTAGCGTTGTCATAGCTCACAGGGGCCTGCAAGCGGGTCTGTGCGACGGCGCTGGCACGCAGAGACTGCAAGTGCTCGCCAGAGGACTTACCGAACACGGCTTCGGTAAAGGTGTCCTGCGCCAACTCCCAGCCGCGTTCGAGACCTTCGATGATGAGCACACCGCCCTTTGCCAGAACCTGTTGAGCTTTGGTGACAGCCGTCATCAACCCCTCATAATCGGCAATCTTGTACCAGTTCTGAGGGAGACCCTTGTCGTTGGTCAGCTTGGCTTTCACATCAGGAAACTTATCGATCTCGTAGTCCATAGAATCGTCGAGGTCGATAACGAAAACTGGTAGGTCAGGCTCTTTCAGAAGTCTCTCACTGGCGAACGACAACGCTGCGTGGGTTTTCCCACAGCCTGAGTCGGCTGCAATCATAATACGTGTACGCATGATTTATCTCCTCTTCGATAAACACACAGTAGGAGCGACAGAGGGGGGTTTGGTGCCGTCTCCAGAGCTTTCCCGTCGGGAGGCTGTCTACTTCACCTGCTACCAAGGCTACTAGCAGACTATTCAGTTGTAAGGACTCTATCGCTCCTGCTCTGTATTTATCGGTTTTGGCTTTGGGCACACGTCCCTTTGCACTCTCCGATATGGGTGAAAGTGGTGAGGTCTCTCTGACAACCAAGTTCTCCCGCACTCGGTTCTATGCTCATCGGCTTTCGGACGAGCGGCCCCTGAAACTCAAACGTTACGTCTCCCACTCTCAGCCGGAACGCTTTGTGATAATGGCCTTCTACGGACGAGTGAGTAGTTTCCATGCTTTTGTAGTTGGACAACTGTTCCTCAAGTTCTTTGTAACCGTCGTAGTCAAGCTGAACGTAGAGGTTGGTTCTCATTTAGATAGGCTCCAGATCGCGGTCGGTGGGGAAGCCGCTTAGCTGAGCAGTGTCAGTAATCTGACAACGATGCGTTGGCCGAGCGC